TCAGCGTTTTGCCTCCGCGGCTTGGGATGGCGTCAGATAGCGTAGATACCATTCGGTCTGCGATACCGTGCTGTGCCCGAGCAGCTTCTGCAACTCGTATATAGAGCCGCCGCTTTCGAGATATCGGATGGCGTACTCGTGCCGCAGGTCGTGGAAGCGCATACGGGTCAGCGTGCGCCCCTCGGCCTGTGCCATCTTTTGTGCCCTCAGCACAATCTCGCGCCACATTTCCGTTACCCGGCGATAAGGTGTCCCGGCAGCGGTCGCGAACAGCCATCCATCGGCATTGGCCTTCTGCCGCGCGACGATCGCCTGCGCTTCCTGGCATAGAGGCACAACGCGAAACTGGTGCTTCGTCTGCCATAGCTGCATCTTGCCATTGCGGGCGTCGGCGGCTTTCAGCGTTGCCAGTTCGTCCATGCGCGCGCCCGTCAGAAGCGCCATGCGGCACAGGTCGCCGAACGTCCCGCGCATCCTCGCGAAGTATGCCTCGATATCCTCGATCGGCGGGCGCACGTAGGACTGCCGCTTTTCGCGACGAGGCTTGCGCGGCATCAGCGATACCGGGTTCAACTCGGGCCAGCCCGGCAGTTCGCGCACATGATCCGCGATCCCCGATATCACCGACAGATAGCGGTTGATCGTCGCGGTGCCGGCGGTGCGTTGATACGGGCCTTTCGGCTTGCGCAGTTCGGTCGCCAGCCATTGCAGCCGGGCCTTGTCCACCTGATCCCAATAGAGTTCGCCGAGATAGCCATCCAGAACGCTCAACAGCTTGGCATAGCCGGTTAGCGTCTTGGGCTTCCAGTCGCCGGCATCGAACCACAGCGCCGCCGCCTCGCGGAAGGTATGGCGCACGGTGCCATGATAGAGCGAGCGGCTTTCTAGCCACGGGCCGAGACGCCTTTCAGCTTCCGCTCGATCGCGCGTTTTAAGGGATTCTCGCTGCTCAATCCCATTGACGGTGAGACGCGCATAGAAAACGCCGTTGCGCTGGTAGAGGTAGTCCGGTTCTCGTTTGCTGCCTCGCTTGCGGACACCCATGCGCGTAGTCTCTGCCTGTCGTAGGTCCAACGCTTGCCGAGCTTGGCAGCGCCCCAAATCTCGCCCCGCGCCGAAAGCGCCTGTAGCGTGCGCGCCGGCAGCCCCGTGATACGGTGGGCTTCATCGATCATGCAACGCTCGGGCTGCATCACCCGCACCTCATACGATAGCGACGTGCGCCCGGGCAGCTAAATAGCTGGGCTGCTGTCAGGAGGGCGATCATTGAACGGTTAGCCGGCCGTAGGCGCCCAGATACACCTCGTTGACATTGATTTCAGCGCAATATTGGCGGGCGCATAGCCAAGCTACAAAGCTACTCGGCTCGGCGCGATCCCAATCGTCCTTGGCTTTGAAGGCCTTTTTATAATCCTCGGCCAACGCGGCGAAGTCACACTCTTGCAGGGTGACAACATGTCCGCAATAGCCGTAGTCGCTGTATTCCCCTTCGGAGAACAGAACGATTTTACCGGGCGCGTACTTAGGCACCGCTTTTCTCCAAATGCTTCTTGACGATATCGCCGTTGTCCCACGCCCCGGCGAGCGGTCCCCGATAATTCCAGAACCTTGGATCATGCCCCGCTGCTGCTGCCTGTCTGGCTGCGAGTAGGGCAGGCGATGGCGTATCAGGGGTTTGCGGAGTGCGGGGGCTAGTCATGGACGATCCCCTTGCGGGGCCGCGCTGTCATCGCTGCGCGACGGCACTGCGTTGCCGCCCTGCGGGTTTCCATCGCTATCGCAAGATAGCCATTCGGGTGGCCATATTACATTTGGGGGCGCTCCAGCGAACATCGGCTCGATTTGCTCGCGACTATAGCCCGCAAGGCCGCAGCCAACCGGAGTAAGCTGAAACTGCCGCATCCAGTACTTGCGAGCGAAGCACAGGAACTCATCGATAAAACCCGCTATCATCCACAATGGTAGGGTTTGCAGCCGATGGTCCTTAGTTGGGATTGCATAGCTATCGTTTTGAATGCCATGCCCCTGTCCATAGATCGCGCCGCGATGCTGGCGCGCCCACAGTGCGGCGCCCTTGCCATGCCGCCCAGCAAGATTGCTGCCGAACACGAATACAGGTACGCGCGAGGGGGCGTCACCCGAATGGGCGGAGACGACTTGCTCGGCTCCGGTCGCGGAGCGACTAGCACCCGGTGCCACCGGCACGCGCCCACCATCCTCTATCTGATTACCCATTATCACCTCCAAGAGCGAGGATGGTTGCCTTAGTCATGGCTCACCTGTTCGGTGGAGAGAGCGGTGCGGGCTTTTTCGTCAGCAGCGAGGATTTCTCGGGCTAGGTTCAACCAAGCGGACCAAGAACCTTCCGCGAACTGGTTATCGTTGCGCGGCGACCACGGCACAAACCAACCATCAAGAATGCCGCGTTGAATGCCGCATCGCTTCGCTGCCCATATGGTGTCGGGGAGGTGTGGATCGAGATCATCATCGCTTGGTCGTTCCACCTCCCCCACAGCGGGCGGGTGAAGGGCGAGGATGGCCATGATGTAGTCGATCGCCCACTGCTCATTAGGGCCAAGCAATTTTTCCTCGCGCTTGAAGCGGTCGAGAAAATAGGCGGCGCGAGCTTTGCTCATTGAACCGGCGCAGCCGTCTCGCGATTGCCAGCGCGCGTCCCGCCCCACCGCAGGGGTTGAAGCGCGGGGCTGCTCGACTGGCGGGGCGGCGCGGGTGTTCCATGCGGTGATGGCGTCCGACCGATGCGTGAAATCGTTGAACGGCGCAGGATCGCCAATGATACACTGGTCGTTCAGGCACTGCACCATTGAGCTAGTCCCGCTGACTAGTTTCGCCTCACCTCCGCAAAACGGGCACGGCAGCAGATCATCGCTTCTATCCTGCATGGTGCACCTCGCTCTTTAACTGGCGTGCATAGACACCGAGCGCGACGGACAGCTTCGCCGCTTCGTTGCAAAGGATGGTCCGCAGTTGCTCGGCGTTCTCGGCGGCAACCATCTTTTTTAGATTGTGCGCCTCGCGGGCCTTTGTGGTCGCCCGTTCTGTTGCCTCTGCCATGACTTCGCGGATAGCGGTTGACGCAACGGCATCGACCGAGCGGCGATTATAGGAGTCTTTGTAAATCACCTCCATATTCGCGACCGCTTGAGCAACCTGTGGAACGGCGTGCTCGGCGGCGCGCACGGCATCGGCATCCTTCGCCAGCGCGTCTAGGATTTCTCGCAGACGTGCCCACGGCTTTTCATCCTGCATGGTGCTGGTCCTTGTTGAGATGGGCGCGGGCGCGGTCGATCCGGCGGACCTGTTCGGTAGCTTCCTGCCCAACAACCATGCCGGCGGTAATGCCGCCATCCGCGACAATTTCGTTCATGTCGGTGACGGTCAGCGATGCGATCCACTCGCGGGCATCTTTCAGCGCCGCCTCAAGCGCCTCTACACGCGCTGCCAGTGTGGCGGTTGCTTCGGCTTCAAAGCGGGCGAAGGCATAGGAAAGGTCTTCGGCGGGAAGCTGCAGGGCAAAGCTGCCCCACAGCAATTTCCATCGCCACGCCGCGTCGCGATGCTTCTGCTCAACGATCGCTTTGGTGTAGGTCATGCGCGTAGCTCCTCATGCTTGATGGAGACAGCGGTGGAGCAGTAGGCGCACTCGGCCATCGTGCGTCCGACATGCCAGTGCGAACGGCTGCAACCGGGGCAGTGGTTCACCGCGCCAAGCCGGTACAGAACCAGGTATCCCCGGCTCGGAATGTTCATCGCGGGCGATGCGGTTGCCATCATCCAAATCCCTTAAGGGCGGGCAACGCAGGGAGGGGGTGGCCCTGTACGTTGCCCGCACTGGCCAGTGGGGTGCTGGCGTAAGTCATGCTGCCTCGGCCTCGCGGCGAAGGTCGGTAATGTCGCAGCCGATCCACCCGGACAGCCGCGCCACGGTCCAGTCGATGAAAGCCGCGCGCTCGTGCTCGGCCATGCTGGCAAAGGAAATGCTGTCGTAATCCCAGTCGATGATCTCGCCGGTGCGCTTCGACGTGACTTCCTTCGCCAGCCCGTATTCGCGCTTGAGCCGGCGGTGCAGCAGCCGCGTGGACATGACGCCATCAACAGCATCCGAAAGCTGCTCGGACGCGATGCGCAGCAGCACCCAATAGAGCGACATGCGCTTCACGTTGCCCGACGTGCGCTTGATCTCGACGCGCACAGTCTGACCCGACGACGCCTTGACCGCTTCGGTTGCCGCTTCCGTTACTGGGCGCAGCACGCCCAGCGTGGCGCGGAACAGCAGGGGTTCGCTGTCAGCCATTGACCTGACCCTTTCCGTGCATCGCTTCCCAGATGGCTTCAGTCTCGGCCCACAGGCGGTTGCCCAGTTCCTCAAGGTCGATGCCATAGGTGGCGTGGAAGCCAGCGTGGCCGAGCGCCTCAACGGACGTGCGCGAGCCGTGCTGGTACATGTGATACTCAGGCGCCAGCGGCACCACGCAGCGATCAGAGCGAGTGATACGCCCGCCATGGATCGACGCGCTTACGTGGTGCAGCGTCGCCGGCTGACCGGACACGGCGCACCCCAGTTCCGCCACGCGATTGTGGTGAAACACGATCTTGGCGGGCTTGTAGCCTTTGCGCTTTGAACGCATCGGCTTGCCGCGCTTGAGAGGGGTGCGTCGGGCGAGCATCAGAAACCCGGCACTTCGTCATCCAGGTCGTTCCATCCGCCCGACTGCTGGCGAGGCTGCTGGCGCTGTCCGCCATTGCCGCCGCCGTCACGCTCGCGCGGCTCGAATAGCGACACGCTGCACCGCCCATCCGCATCGGGCATGGGCAGGCTGTCGAACACGATGTTGATGCCCTTGTCGCCCTCCCAAGCTGTTCCGACGCGATGCCAGAAAGTGCCGCCATCGTTCTTCTTGCGGGGGGTGAGGACGTCGAAACGCTTTGCCATCAGAATGCTTCCTTCTTGGTTTCTACGGTCACGCCGTCGATCGGGCGCTGTTTGAAGTTGCGGCGCACGTATTCCTCGACAAAGGCGGTGATGGCGTCGCGATCGTTCTTGGCGATCCAGTGCAGGGCGTCGCGGTGACTGTTGATCGCGTAGACCTGAACAGTCCGCATTCCCTTCACGGTGTCCTTGGCCGCTCGTGCGGCATCGCGTTGGGCTAGCTCGGCCTGCGCCAGCAGTTCGTCAGCGCGGCGCTGTTCTTCGATGCTGGCAGCGTTCGCAGCCTGATGTGCCCGGCGTGCTTCCTCGGCCTTCTCAGCGGCCGCACGTTCTGCCTCACGGCGCGCGGCTTCCTTCTTGGCGGCGAGCTTGGCTTTGTACGGCGCCTGAGCGGCAACGAGGCACTTCACCTGCCGATCAAGATCGTCCTGCGTCGGCTTCCACCGTGCGACCTCGGCCTTCCAGATTTCATGCAGCGGCTTCGTGCATTCGTCGCGGGCAGCATCCACCGCCTTGCGCGCCGCCTTCAGCTCCTTCAGCAGATCGTCGGTGGCCTTGAGCTGACCGTCGTTCTCGACCGTCGCCCCATCAAGCCAGTTGGCGACTTCCTCAAGGATTGGGCCATAAGGCTCTAACGCGACGTCGATCGGGTCCGGTGGATTGTTGCCGCCGATTACGGCGCGCGGGTTCGCAGCGTTCATGCTGGCGGCTCCTAGTAGGGGATTTCGTCGTCAAGGATTTCGCTGGCGGGCGCGGGGGCAGGCTTGAGCGGCTGCACCTTCTGGCGATTGATCCACGCTTTCGCTTCTTCGAATGCGTCGGCGGGCATTTCGGCAAGGCTTGCGATGCCGCCGAGCCGGCAAATCGTGGCCGCGCCGATGTTCTTGGGCGTGGCCAAGTCCGTCAGTTCCTGGCGCTGCGCATCCGTGATGAAGCGCGGCTTTTCCGGCTGCACATGCTCGACGGCTCGGGCATCATCCTGAAAGCCGCCGTCTGGTACTTCCTCGGCAGGCGTGGTCGCCAGCCCGGCGTTCATCATCACGACGACATGAGCGAACGCAGATCGGCACGCGCGGCTGATTGCGCGGGTTTGCGCCATAGCGCGGATGGCATAATCGAGGCGGCGCGGATGCACCTTGCCGCGATTATCCTTTCCGCCGAACCATACCGGCTCATCCTCGCCCACGAAGCCTTCGGCTACCGCAATCACGGCCCCGTCAGACATCCGGCGAACTTCGCCTGCAGCCCTAACACCGCCATCAACCTTCTCCACATCGCGCGCGCTCGCAGCGCAGCCATGGGCGACAGCGATAGCCTGCCATCCTTCAACGCAGACGTACTTGCGCCCTTGGATGTTCTTGGCAGTCTCGACCACGATCTGCTTGCAGATGCTCGCGGCGTTCGTGGACGCGCGATAGGCTTCGACATTGGCGCCATTGTCGATCACGGCGAGTGCTGCGCTCATTGGTTCAACTCCGGGTATTTCGCCCACACCTGTTCCCACAGGCGGCGATTGCGTTCGTTCTCGGCTGCGAGTCCGGCGGCGCGCTGCGCTTCGGTTTCCGCATCCAGCGCGGAGGCGAAGTCAGGCTCGCTCCAGTACCGGACCAGCCTTACCGCGATCGTGGTGATTGGCGCCTCGCCAGCGAAGTACGCAGCAGCGCGGGTGTTGCTGCCTACGGTCATGGCTGGGTGGCCTTGGCGATGGCGGCTCGGGCGGCATCTGCAACCGTATCGGGCAGCCCTGCCGCGAGGGCATTGGTCAGCGCCTTAAGCAGTTCGTGATGGGCGTTTACTGCGCGGACGCACAGGGCGGCATCTGCATTCATCAGATAGCCGCCGACATGACGATCGCGTCCCTCGCAGGTTGCCACGATCGCGGCCTCTTGGCGCGACCACGCCTGCACGCGCCAAGGTAGCGGCGTATGCTCACCCATGACGAATATCCTTGTGAGAGGAGCGGCCTTCGCGGTGCGTCATCACGATGCTGGTCACGCCGCACGCGAACATGGCGAGGGCGACAAGCAGGGTGGCGACGTTGAAGCCGAACAGCAGCGGAATGAGGACCATCAGGCCCAATGCGATCGCGCCAAGGTCGTCATGCTCGACGCGGCGAAGCGTGGCGATGATGCGGGTCACAGGCCCTGCTCCCGAGCCAGTGCTGCGGCCTCGCGGAGTTTCGCAACTACTTCGGCTTGCGTGCGGCCTTGGTGGTCGTTCCAATGTGGGATTACGCCGCCAATGGTCGCGCTGAAATTGCTCCAAGCGTCGTTCGGAGCATCACCGCCGTAATGCATGATCGCACCTGACGCGCACCAGCAGCAAGCATCAGCATCCCTTGGCAACACCATCCTGCCGTTCTCGTCCCGCGCTAGAGAGCCCTGCGTCCAAGCCCCTTCCGGCTCGATCAGCTTTGCCGCAGCTTCAAGCACGTCGGCGACTGTCTGAGGCGCGCTCATGCTGCCTTCCCCGCGAGACGTGCCTGAATACGAGCGTCCGTCAGCACGCCACGAACGCGCGGTGCGATGCCGTTCTCGCCGAGCATTCCGGCGTGCGGGCGCCAGAACTTAACCGCCCAGCGAATTTCGCCGATTTCAGCCATCAGCGGCTTGCGCATGATGCCAGCTCGCTCGGCATACTCCTGCGCCAGATCGAGCGTGGCGGTGTGCGATGCTACCAGCGCATCGGCGTCCGGCTTTGCGATCGCTGAAATTGGACTGGCTTCGGCCATCCCGGCCTCCTCGTCATCGCGAGGGGCCTATCCCCCTCGGTGTGTGAGGAGGGTTTGCACTACGCAAACTCATGCGTCAAGCAAAATGTTTGCAAAAAGCAAACGTCACATATTCAGGCGGTCCTCGATCGCCTCTAGGCGCGACTCCGCTTCGTCCGCCCGCATGTTCGCACGGATCGCCTGCCCTTCAATCTGGCGTATCAATTGTTGGCATGTTGGCTGACCATCGACGCCGTGGAGCTTGTCGATCAGCCATAATCGGTTCGGCCTGCATACCTGGTCGTCGCTAGGCAGCGTCGTCGCCCACAACACAACGAGCGCGACGATCCCGTACCAGATAAGCTTCCCCCATTCGCTGTCTGAAATGCGGTTAGCCATCCGTGCCTGTGCCGCGCGCTGCCTCTAGCTTGCCGCTGTGCTCCACAACCTCGATCGCATCCTTACGCAGACGGCGTAGTGCCATCGCGTCCTCGGGCTGCATGAGCAGCTCATAGGGGCGAACATTCAAGGCGTCCGCAATCGTCTGCACGATTGTCGGATCATAGTCCTGCCGTGCGTTTACCAGCAAGCTTATCGTCGTTTTCGACAGATCGGTCTTTCCTACAAGGTCTGCTTGGGACACACCGAGCGTGCCGAGCCATTCGCGCAGATACCAGTTGGTGAACCGCTTCGGGCGAGAGTGGGCCATGCGCCGGGAATAGCACTGGCGCGGGCGGAAGGCGTTTGCATTAGGCAAACTGCGTGCTTGATTTGTCGTTTGCGATATGCAAACACTGCGGCATGTCAAAGCCCATGCCCCCTTCGGAACTTGCGAGTGCGGCGGGTATCTCCGTTCCGTACGCGAGCCAGCTTCTCAGCCCGAACCCGGAACGCCAGCGCACGCCCTCGCGCCCGCTCGCAATCCATATCTTTCGGGCCACGGGATGGCGTCACCCGTCGATCGCTTCGCTGACCGACGAGCAGATCGCGATGCTTGAGCAGATCGAGCCGTACGAACCGGCAGCGGAGCGCGCGGCATGAAGCAAATCTATTTCCTGCGCCCGATTGGCAGCGTTGGACCGATAAAGATCGGGTGCAGCATCGAGCCTCGCAAGCGGCTGAACGTCATCGCGGGCTGGTCGCCCATTCCGCTTGAAGTCGCGGCCTGTGCGCCCGGCGGGCATCTGCAAGAAGGCGACCTGCACCACAGGTTCGCTCACCTTGCGCTGCACGGCGAATGGTTCGCGGTGGACGCCGAACTTGCCGAGCTGGTCGAGGAAGTCGCGCGCACCGGGCGCCTTCCCGAAGTCGAGGCTGTTCGCCGCCAGCCCAACAATCGCGTCGTGGCTGGGATCAAGTCGCAGATTACTCGCGCTGTTAGCGACGCCGAAAAAACGCATCTGGGCTATCGGATGAACCGCGGTTTTGGCCGTCCAGATGACGTGCGCGCAATCTTGGAGCGCATCAGTGGCGCAGAAGCGATGCCGCCAAGCCCTGCCGAGCAAGCCGTACTGGTCCGCTACGTGGCAGAGTTGCGGGCGCAACCGCGCGCTCACCGGACCTTCAACGATCGTTGGAGCGCGTGGATCGCATACCGTGATGGGCCGAATGGATTGCGCGCCCGCCCCACAAATACAGCGGAGGCGGCTGCGTGAGCGGGGCCGTCGCATATGTTGGCGCGCAGACGGTCGATCACGTCAATCGCGAGGCGAACGATTTTTATCCGACCCATCCCGGCGCGACGCGTGCCCTGCTGACGGTTGAGAAGTTCGACGGCGCGATTTGGGAGTGCGCGGCAGGCGAGGGCGACATGAGCCGCGAGCTTGAGGCCGCCGGTTATGCGGTAGTCAGCACGGATCTGATTGCGCGCGGATACTGCGCAGATCGGGTGGACTTCCTCATGGAGTGGCAGGCTCGCGCGCCTAACATCGTCACGAACCCGCCGTTCAAATTGGCTGCGCAGTTTGTCGATCACGCCCTCACGTTGACGACTGGCAAGGTCGCCATGTTCCTGCGGCTTGCCTTCCTCGAAGGGGTTGAGCGCGGCGCTTGGTTCCCGAACACGCCGTTGGCCCGCGTTTGGGTCATGTCGCGCCGAGTGCCGATGTGGCGCGGAGAGGTGCGCAACGAAATAGGTAGCGTCATGGCCATGGCGTGGTTCGTTTGGGATCACGCTCATAGCGGACCACCGACGATCGGCTGGCTTGATTGGAAGTCGGCATGACCGACACCGCCGCCATCCTCACGGACCTCGCCCGCGTCCGCTGCATCTTCCAGCTTCGCACCATCACCGCCGCCATGGGCGTGCACCCTGTCCGCCAGCACCAGCATGGCAACAGCGAGGCAGCCGCAGAGCGGGGCAGGGCGGTCGATCATTTCCATACGAAGGAACATAGCGATGCGCGTTGATACGTCAGCGGACGAAATCGGTCTGGTCAGCCCCGATCGCGTCCGATTGCTGGTCCAGGGCCTTCTGCGTGGCGCTCAGGCAAGCGGGTGGACTGATGACAGCCTTGGCGCTGCAACGGGTCTGAGCGCGCGCCGCATCAAGTCCTACCGCGTCGAGGGCAAGGAACCGTCGCTGTCCGCTGCGCTGTCGATCGGCGTAGTGCTTGGAACGTCGGCCATCAACGGACTGCTGGCGACGATCGGCTATGTCGCGCGGCCGCTCGATGAAGCTGAAGATGCCTGCGTGCGGATGCTCGCCGCCGACGCGATGGGGCACCTTGCCGTGATCGCTCGCAATGCGGCTGACGGGCGGATCGACCACACCGAGGAAGCGGAAACGCGCCTCGCTGCTGATGCGCTTATTGCGACGGTGCTGCCACTCGCCAGCGCGGGCGGTGCAGCGTGAAAACCGCGCACCCCTACACTCTGCATAAGCCCAAGACGAAAGTCGCTCACGATCCGTCGGCGATCATCGTCCATCGCGACCGGCGGTTCGCCTTCCACCGGGTGCTCAACCCCGTGAACCACTATGCGATCACGGAGGCGCGGCCATGACTGAATGGACCGAAGCCGACGATCGCATCCTTGTCGCTGCACGCGGCAACGGCATGAGCTGGCGAACTATCGTCACGACGTATTTTATCGACCACACCGAAAACGCGGTACGTCGCCGTTTCGAACGGCTTGAGCTAGGTCCGGTCGTCAACCGCGACACGGAAGCTCGCCCCGTCGATCGCAACCTCGACGCACGGCTTGGATCGGAGGCGCTGCATCGGGCCACGGAACGCATGTACGTGCGAGTGGCCCGTCGTCGCGGCATTTCGATTGAGGACGCCGCGCTACGCATTCAGCTTGGCGACGAGTTGGTAACGCGAGCCCGAGCACGCCATGCTGAAACGCGGAGGGCGGCATGAACGCGCTCGGCACCCCGCAAAACCCGTTCAAGCTGCTCGACCTGTTCAGCGGCATCGGCGGCTTCTCGCTCGGCTTGGAACGCACCGGCGGCTTCAAGACCGTCGCGTTCTGCGAGATCGAGGAGTTTCCTCGCCGCGTCCTCGCCAAGCATTGGCCGGAGGTTCCCTGCTACCATGACATTCGCGAACTTACCGGCGAGCGACTTGCTGCCGATGGAATTGCCGTTGACGCCATCTGCGGCGGGTTCCCGTGCCAGGATATCAGCATCGCCGGACAGGGCGCTGGGCTGGAAGGCGATCGATCCGTCCTTTGGTACGAATATGCCCGCCTTATTGGCGAACTTCGACCCCGGTACGTCATCGTGGAGAACGTCTCTGCGTTGCTTCATCGAGGGCTGGATGCCGTTCTCGGCTGCCTGGCCTCGCTCGGGTTTGATGCGGAGTGGCATTGCATACCAGCTTCCGCCGTTGGCGCTCCGCACGAACGCGATCGGATCTGGATTGTGGCCTACACCTACAACGGACAGCGGGTCGAACCGTTCGGGCACGTATGCGCAAGGCGGGATGCCGCTGGCGGCGGCGGTGAAGCTTTGGCCAACACCGACGAAGGTGACCGCCACCGGCGGGACGGCGCTTTGCAAATGGGGCGGCTCCCGATCGCGCGCGAAGTTGCGAACGATGGTTACGCCCGAAGAGCTCAATGGGGCGCTGAACCCGCAGTGGGTCGAGTGGCTCATGGGGTTTCCCATCGGGTGGACCGAGTTGGAAGCCTCGGCAACGCCGTCGTCCCCCAAATTCCGGAGCTAATCGGCAACGCGATCATCGCTGCACATCGTCAAATGGAGTTGGCAGCATGATCCACGCGCTTCTCTCTCGCCTATTCCACACCGATCACCATGACGATGCACGTATGCGTCGCATGGCTGAACGGGCGGTGCTGGCGGCTGACCTCGAAAAGCGCCTCGCCATCCGAAAGCAGGAGCGCAAGCACCGCAAGGCCGGGAGGCTGATGCTGCGATGATCTCGATCGAGCTTCCTTGGCCGTCATCGGACCTCTCAGGGCACCAGGACGGGCGCTGGCGTCGCAAGGCTGGCATCGTCGCCAAGCACCGCCAGTGGGCGCGTCACGCGATGCTGGCGGCGGGCGCGGGCACTATTGCTGGCGACGCTGACATTCGCGTGCACGCCACGTTCTATCCGCCCGATCGCCGGACCGATCGCGTCAACATGCCGAACCGCCTGAAGCCCTATTGGGACGGCATCGCCGACGCGCTGAAGGTCAACGATCGCCGCTTTCTGCCGAGCTTCGCCTTTGCCGAGCCGGTGAAGAATGCCTGCGTCGTGGTGCAGATCATGCCCGCCGAATTCCAGTCGTTTGGGGCGGTCGCGGCGCGCGTCGTGGACGAAACCGCAAAGCGCATGGAGACGCTATGAGCGAGCCGTCGGGTTATATCTACCTGATTGCCTGCAACAGCCCGTTGTCGGTTAAGATCGGGTACACTCGTAAAGACCCCCGCATTCGTCTTCAGCAACTTCAGACAGGGTGCCCCTCGCGCCTTGTGTTGCTTGGCTGGTTTCCTGGCGATCGTGCCGACGAACTCGCCTATCACGCAGAGTTGGCTGAGCATCGCCTGACGGGCGAATGGTTTGCGGTCAATGAGAGGTCGTCGCCGAAATTGGTGAACCCGCTCACCATCATGCGCATCAACAATCGCGTCTACGGTTACGAGCCGGAGCCGGTATGCATCTAGCGGATCTTATCCGGCGCATGGCTGCCGCTGGCGCCCCCGCTGAAGCTATCGCTATCGCCATCGAGGCCGTGGAAGCGGCTGAGGAGCGGCGGAAGGCCCCAGCTCGCGAACGCAAGCAGCGCCAGCGCGCCGCCGCGCGTGACCTTCACGCAGAAGGCGAGGGACAGTCACAGGACGAAAGCGTGACTGTCACGGGACAGGGGCGTGACACCCTTCCTACCCCCGCCCCTTCTTCCCCCCAGACCCCCCATCAACCCCACCCCCACCTACCCGAGAATAATAAATCCCGTGCGCGAGGAACCCGCTTGGCAGCGGATTTCGAGCTTCCGGACGATTGGCGCGAATGGGCAGTCGGCGAGGGCGGGCTGACAGTGGCGGAAGCCGAGGACGAGGGCGAGGCGTTTCGCGATTACTGGCACGCCAAGGCCGGCAAGGACGCTGCGAAAGCCGACTGGACGGCGACGTGGCGCAACTGGGTCCGAAACTCCCGACGACGAGCGCCGCCGAGATGGGGAGGGCGGGTCAACGGCCCACAGCCTGCGGTGCCGCTGTGACCGACTGGCTCCCCACCAAGCCCGGCAAGCAAACCTGCCCTGAATGCAGCCACACCCGCAAACACAAATCCGACAGGTGCCTCAATGCAACGCGAACCGACGAAGGATGGGTTTTCTTCTGCCACCACTGCGGGTTCGCAGGAGGCTCCGGCGCTGCACGAGCGTCACGCGGCGTGGATCGAAGCGCGCGGGATTTCCGCCGAGCTGGCACGCAAGCTGGGGCTGTGCACGGTAGAGCGTTCCGGGGCCAAATGGCTGGCGGTGCCCTACGTTCAGCGCGGCAAGACGATCAATCACAAGTACCGCCTGACCAGCGAAAAGCGGCACATGATGGACCCCGACGCGCCGCTCGCGCTGTGGAACCACGACTGCCTGTTGGAGGCATCCTCGCAACCGCTGGTGATATGCGAGGGCGAGTGGGACGCGATGGTCGCCCTCCAATTGGGCTGGCGGGCAGTCTCCGTGCCGAACGGCGCGCCCAAGGAGCAATCTGACGACCCGGCGAACGAACGGCGGTACGATTGCCTGTGGCAGGCTCGCGACCTGCTCAACCGCGTCGATCGCGTCATCCTGGCGGTGGACGACGACGGCCCCGGCCGTGCGCTGCGGGCCGACTTGATCGCGCTGCTTGGCGCCGATCGCTGCTCGTTCGTGGAATACCCGTTCCCGGCGAAAGACCTGAACGAGGTTCTGACCGAGTACGGTCCCGAGGCGGCAAATGCGGCGCTGCTCAATGCCAAGGCGGTCCCGGTCAAGGGCCTCTACAGCCTGAGCGACTTCCCCGACATGCCGAAGGTGCAGGGCTTCCCGGTGGGCATCGACGCGCTCGAAGGCAAGATCGAGATCGTGCCCGGCACGCTGACCGTGTTCACCGGCTATGCCAACATGGGCAAGTCGAGCGTGATGAACACCGTTTGCGCGCACGCCATCGCGCACGACATGACGGTTTGCATCGGCAGCTTCGAGACGCTTCCCAAGCCGATCCTGCGCGACGGCATCGCTCAGGCACTCATCGGCTGCTCATGGCACGAATACGGCAGCCATCCCCAGCGCCGCGCGGCCTTCGATACGATCGAGGAACACGTTCGCATCGTCACGAACACGCTCGATGAGGACATGGAGCTTGATATTACGGCGCTGCTCGACCTGTGCCGCATCGCTGTGCAGCGGGATGGCGCCAAGCTTATCGTCATCGATCCGTGGAACGAGCTGGAACACAAGCGGCGCAACGACGAGACGCTCACCGAATATGTCGGTCGCGCCATTCGCGCCGTGAAGCACTTTGCGCGGACGAACAATGTCGCTGTCTGGATCGTCGCGCATCCGACGAAGCCCCCCAAGGGCACCAACGCGATGCCGAGCCTGTACGATGTTTCGGATAGCGCGCATTGGTCGAACAAGGCCGACTACGGGCTCGTCTATCACCGCCCCGACAAGACGCAGAACATGGCGAACCTCGCAGTCGTGAAGGTCCGCATGGGCCTGCCCGGCGAGTGCTGCAACGTCGAGGTGAAGCTCGATCATCGCTGCGGGCGTATCCGCAGCCTGCACGCATGACATGCCGGCGAACAACGGCACGCGGCCACCGCTTGAGCGCGTCGATATCCGCCTCGCCAACGGATGGACCGCCCGCAACGTCGATCCAAGCAAATACGACTGGCGCCTTCCCCCTGACTGCGCGGGGATACCGATTACACACTGGCAACGGTCAGAATAGGGGATAGCGATATGGGGAAGGCACTCGCACTGATGGAAGCCGAGCACGTCGTCGCTACGACTATGCCGGCCACGCTACCGTTCAGTGATTGGCTAGGCATCGGGCGCGACCTGTTTGCCCGCCGCCGCGATATCGATTGGGCGATCGGTGATTGGGCGCGTCATGGACAAGCCCACTACCGCGACGACCCGCAATTCAAGCTGATGCTCGAAGGCATCGGCGTGGAGCCGAAGCGCATCGATCAGGCCGCGAAGGTAGCCGCCGCGTTCCCTGAGCACTGCCGAGCCAAAGGCGTGTCGTTCGACGTGCACAAGCACGCGCTATCGATCGATGCCGACGAACGCCTCCCGTTCCTTCAGCGCGCCGAGAAAGAGCACTGGACCGAGCGCAAGGCTCATCACGCGGTTGTCGAATGGAAGCACGCGCAAGGCCACCTGTTGGACGATGACGACGACGTAAGCCGGGAGGCGGTCGAGATCATTCGCGCTATCAACCGCGCCAGCCCTGAAGCCCGCGAATACGTGTTCGACCTGATGGAAGCCGCTGGCCGAGGAAAGCCGATCAACGAGGACCAGGCATATGCATAACACCGGCGCACTGAGGGCGTACTCGACGCACCGCATCAAGTCGCCGCCGCCGGAGTTTGAGGCGATGTTCATCGAAGGCGGATGGCCCCGCGTGAACAACATGTACGGCAAGCGCTGCGCCAATCGTTGGTTCGTGGCGCTTGGGGCAGACAGGCTACGTGCTGCGAGGAAAGATCGGGCGAAGGCGGCAGATGCGAGTGGCCACGCCGCTAATAGGCGCTGCCTGATGAGATCGGAGATGGCGAATGGCTAAACCCCATCGCACAGTCCGCACAGATCGCGCGCGCGAGACGTTCCTCAAGACCTTGCGTGAGACTTGCAATGTGTCGGAAGCCGCTCGGGCAGCGGGAATAGGTCGCCGCACCGCGTATGAATGGCGCGAGGCAGACGAAACGTTCGCGGCAAACTGGCAGGACGCTGAAGATGAAGCTGCCGACAAGCTCGAGCGGGAAGCGTGGCGCCGTGCGGTCGAGGGCACCGACAAGCCGGTAACGTTCCAAGGGGCCATCACGGCGACCTACAAGGAATACTCAGACCGCATGTTGGAAATCCTCTTGAAGGCGCATCGCCCTGACAAGTTCGTTGAGCGCTTCAAGGGCGAGGTGTCTGGCGGCGTTTCTATCACGGTGCTGCCCGAGGATGCAGGGTTGTGAGGGACATCGACGCCCCCGGCGAATTGGCAGAGATCGAAGCGAGGGCCTTGCTGAACTGGACGAAACGCGAAAACGGGTTCCCAGCCTTTACGCGCCTTCGATGGGCGGACGGAACGTTGAGCGCACGCATCGTCGCTATGCAGAAAGCGGCGCGTGAACTTGGCTATCTGTGACCGCCACCCTAACCCCCAAGCAGCGCGAGGCGAACCGCCTGCTGGCAGGCCCCGCGCGCAACATCATGCTGCGCGGCGGTTCGCGCTCGGGCAAAACCTTCCTGCTGGTGCGCGCGATCATCCAACGGGCGATCAACGCACCCGGTAGCCGGCATGTGATATTCCGGTTTCGCTTCAACCACGCCAAGACGAGCATATGGGCGGACACGCTGCCCAAGGTGCTCAAGCTGTGCTTTCCAACGCTGCGGGCGCGGTTCGACAAGACGGATTTCTACGTCGAGTTGCCCACCGGCTCGCAGGTGTGGATCGCCGGCCTCGATGACAAAGAGCGGGTGGAGAAGATTCTCGGCGCGGAATACGCCACGCTCTACTTCAACGAGAGTAGCCAGATACCATGGGGGTCGATCGAGACGGCCATGTCGCGGCTTGCGCAAAAGTGCGAGCTGGCACCGGAGATTGCGGCGGCAACCGGCAAGACGCATCTGGCGCTCAAGGCCTATTTCGACTGCAACCCGCCATCGAAGCTGCACTGGTCGTATCAGCTATTCCGGTCGAAGGTGAAGCCGGGCAGCCGCGAGCCGTTGCCCAAGCCCGACGACTATGCGGAAATGAAGGTCAATCCGGCTGACAACGCCGACAACCTGCCCGCCGAGTATTTTGAGGTGCTCGCCAGCATGTCGGCCGCGCGTCGATTGCGGTTCGAAGCGGGAGAGTGGGCAAGCGAGGTCAACGGGGCGCTGTGGTCGCTTGAGGACCGCACGGCGCATGACGGCAAGCCGATCCCAGGCATCGATAGCAGCCGCGTCGCCGATGCACCGCAGATGCAGCGTATCGTCGTGTCGGTCGATCCATCGGGCACGAAGGGCGACGGGCAGGGGGATGATATCGGCATCGTCGTGGCAGGGCTGGGCGTGGATGGCCGCGCCTATGTGCTTGAGGACGCGACGTGCCAGCTTTCGCCCGAGGGCTGGGGGCGGCGCGCGGTGGACCTTTACCATCGGTGGAAGGCTGATCGCATCATCGGTGAGCGCAATTACGGCGGTGACATGGTGCGCTTCACCGTCTCCACCGCCGATAGCAAGGCGTCGTTCAAGGAGGTCGTGGCGACGCGGGGCAAGGTAGTGCGGGCCGAGCCTATCAGCGCACTCTACGAACAGGGCAAGGTGTCGCACGTCGGCGTGTTCCCTGACCTTGAGGACCAGTTGTGCAACTTCACGCCATCGGGCTACGTCGGGGAAGGTTCGCCGGATCGCGCCGACGCGCTGGTGTGGGCATTGACCGAGCTGATGCTCGGCGGCGGCTACGACTATTCGAGCGCACTGAGCAGCGCCCGCCTTTGACGGCGGCAGATAATCGCCCGCCCTTGCGCATGGTGGCGGTATGGGCGTGCTCCGCAACATCACCGACAGCCTGACGAACGCGCTAACGGGGCTGGGCACCCGCTCGGATGCTCGCACGGCGCGCGTCTATCGCGCGTTGCAGCTATCCGGCCGACATATCGAGGAAGCCTTTGAGGGCAGCGCCATGCTGCGCAAGGCTATCACCATCCCGGCGACCGATCGCGTACGGGCATGGCGAGATTGGCAAGCGGACGGCGACCAGATCGAGGCGTTGGAAGCCGAGGAACAGCGGCACCAGATCAAGGCGAAGGTTCGGCAGGCCGAGGTGCTGCGCGGCCTTGGCGGGGGTGCGCTTATCCTGATTACGGCGGGCGACCCCATGCTGCCGGTCAACGAGCGCACTATCAGCAAAGGCGCATTGCAGGCCCTCAACGTCGTATCGCGCTGGCATCTGAGCGCGCACGACTGGATCGATGATCTCGCCAGCCCCGATTATGGCAAGCCGCGCTATTGGGAGATCAACACAACGGGCCGACGCACGCGACTGCATCCTTCGCGTGTCGTTTGCTTCACGGCCGAACCGCTGCCGTCGATCTACCGCGCATCGTATGAGGATCGCTTCTGGGGCAGGGGACGCGTGCCGTCACTGCTTGAGCCGGCGCAGAACCTCGATGAAGCGCTGGCGACGTTCGGCTCGCTTATCAAGGATGCGCTTAACGTCGATCTAGGCGTGTCGGGGCTGCTCAACCAGATCGCCACTGAGGAAGGTGAGGCGCTGCTCATGCGTCGCTTTGCTGCGATGCGCGCTGGTATGGGCGCCCTCAACGCCGTCGTGTACGACAAGGGCGACGCTGAGGGCAAAGGTGGCGAAAGTATCGACCGCCATCAGGTGACGTGGGCCGGCATTCCTGACATCATCCGGGTCTACGCCGAGGCGCTGTCCGCGGCATCCGATATCCCGGTCACGCGGCTGTGGGGCACCTCGCCGAAGGGCCTGAACGCCACCGGTGAGCATGACGACGGCAACTGGAACAAGATGGTCGAGACGGGGCAGGAGCTTGAGCTTCGGCCGTGCCTCGACCAGCTCGACGCGGTGCTGATCCCGTCTGCGCTCGGCAGCCGGCCCGCCGAAATCTGGTGGAAGTTCGCGCCGCTCGACGTGCCGAGCGAGAAGGCCGAAACCGATCGCTTCAAGGTGTGGGTCGATAGCGCCGAGAAGGTGCAGCTATCGGGCGCCATCCCCGATCGCGCGTTCGCCAAGGCGTACCAGAACGGCCTTACCGAAAACGGATGGATGCCGGGCCTTGAAGGCGCGCTGGCCGAGGAACCCAAAGAAACGCGGTTCGGCGGCATGCCTGAGGACGACGGCACCGATCCGAGCGAGATTGTCGCAGGGCAAGGAAGGGAGGTGATCGGAGATCTGCCGGGGGGCGGGGAACCCGATGGAAGCGACGTACCCGCCCGTCGTGCCGCGAATGACAGTAAGGGAGGTGGGCGACAGGCCGAGCCCCCTTTTCTGCATGACTACAACTCGCGTCAGCCGCGTGATCGCAACGGCCGATGGATAACCGGCGGCGCCAGAGGCTATGTCGCCGCAGCCGCTTCTAACCGGGCCGTAAAGCAGACTGAAATCGGCGATGTATCGGCGTCTACAGCCGTTCTAATCGGGCGCTTGGGGCACAGTGCTGGCGGAAAGGCCGTCGCGCTCGACCCTGGCTTCACACGGCATATCCTGAAAACGCATGGCGGCGCTTCCGAGAGAAAGCGCGGGCAAGTCCCGGTCACGCAGCGCGATATCGCCACGGTAACGAGCAAGCTGAACCGCGCCACCAATTTTCGGCGAGGCGAGCCGCCGACTGGGAGGCAAGGCAACCCCCGGATCGAAGCTATTTCAAGGACAAGCCGGATCGACACGCACATGGTATTCGAGGTGCGAAAGAAGCGCCTCGTTTTGGTGACCATGTACAAGAAAAGTCGGGGGTGACAGCATGCCAGATGTACAAGCCCCTGGCCAACGTCCGAAACCGACTGCTGCTAGCGTCAATATAGCGATGGCGGGGGCAAAAAGCAATGCGATATGACCTCGCCACACTGGTGCGCCGTCAACGCAACGTCCGCCGCCGCGCTATTCCCATCCGTGATATCGCCCCGCCTGCCACGCTGGCGTCGAGTCTGTACGCCAGCTACTCCCGCGTAGTGCAGCTATGGCAGCGCCGGGCCGAGCGTATCATCGCCGAATACGAGCGCACCGTCGACAGCATGACGACGGACAGCCCCGCCGATATCCAGGGCGAGATCGAGCAAGCGCAAAGCGAGTTCGAGCGGCTGTTCCTCGATATCGTGCCCGAGCTGCACGATTGGGTAATCAGGACCGAGGCGTGGACGCGAGGCCAGTGGCGCGGCGCGGTGCTGAGCGCGACTGGCGTTGATCTATCGACGCTACTTGGGCCCGAGGATGTTCGGGATACGCTTGAAAGCTATATCGCGTGGAATACTGACCTAATTCGAGATGTCTCGGCGCAAACACGTAAGAGGATTGGCGACCGTATTTTTTCCGGCTTGACCGAGCGGAAGCCTGCGCGGGAGGTCGCGCGCGAGATACGCGAGGCGGTGGCAATGTCTCGCGATCGATCGTTGAGAGTCGCCAGCGACCAATTGAGCAAGCTGACAAGCAACCTCGCCGCTGAGCGTCGCCGTGAAGCCGGTCTGTCGGTTTTTGAGTGGCGGCATTCACGCAAGCGCCATCCGCGAACAGAGCATCAAGCGCGCGACGGGAATTATTATTCTGAAGACCCGGCGCTGGTTGGCAAGCGCGTTGATGGGAAGACTATACGCGCGGACCCGCCACGTGGCGATCGTGCTGGAATGCCCCCATTCTGCGGGTGCCGAGAGCGATCGGTGCTTGTGTTTTCGTTCGACGGCGAGGGCTGATTCTGCTACAAACTTCGGGCCGATACGGGGGTCTAGACCCGCACCGGCCCTGACCAATACGCGATAGGAGCGCGACATGGCTAAGAAATCGATATTAGAGTTGCTCGGCGGTGTCACGCGGTTTGGAAGGCTTACTCTCATTGGAGAGGGCGAGCCATATCCAAGCGCGTCGCGCCCATTGAGGCGGGGACGGTTTCTCTGCGATTGCGGGCAGATCAGGGATATGATGCCCTCCAAAGTTCGCCAGGGCGTGTACATAAGCTGTGGATGCGCGCAGGCGGAAGCGTCGCGCAAACGGTTCACGAAGCACGGGGGCTATAGAAGCCCCGAATACAGATCTTGGAATGCGATGATGCAGCGATGCCACAACCCAAACAGCACTTCGTTTGGGCGCTACGGGGCGAAAGGAATATGCGTGGCTCCGGAATGGCATGGCCCCGAGGGTTTCAAGCGATTTGCGGTGTTTGTAGGCCCGCGTCCCAACGGGACAACCATCGATCGTATTGATGGAGAAAGGGGTTATGAACCGGGTAATGTGCGATGGGCGTCGCCAAAGGTGCAGCAAAACAATCGCGCTATATCGCGTCTGATTGAATTTCGTGGCGAGGCCATGAATACTAGGGACTGGTCCGCACGGCTCGGCATGGGAAAGAACACGATCGACGAGCGGTTGCGTAAGGGGTGGAGCGTAGAGCGGGCGCTAACGGAGCCCGTCCATCGGTGCGGCGGAAACGTCAGGAAGACGGCATAACCCCTTCCTGACGGCGGTAACAGCCATCCTCGCGGGCAAATACCGTCCCGCGCATGGCATTCCTCGCCGACCATCTGACGCTGGACGCCCCCCGCCGGACGCGCGAGGGGTTCCTTGCCGTGCGTGCCAAAGCCGCGCGCACAGGCGTTTACCAATATACCGGCGCCGAGGTCGATCCCACGAACGCGCACGGCCTGCGCGACAAGGCGATCGTCAACGTCCTTCGCGACGAAAACACGGTCTTCGATCGCGGCGCGGTGCAGTCGTTCATCGGCAAGCCCGTCACCGACGATCACCCCTCACAGCCGGTCACGAAGGACAATTGGCGCCAGCACGCGCGTGGCACCATCATGGGTGCCCTTCGCGATGGGGATTACGTCGCGTTCGATCTTCTCGTGACCGACGCCGAGGCGATTAGCAAGATCGAGGCTGGCAAGCGCGAGCTGTCGAACGGCTATGGCGCCGAGTTGGAGTTCGGCGAGTTCAAGGCGAAGGACGGCACGGTATGTGACGCTCGCCAATCCAAAATCACCGGAGGCAATCACGTTGCCTTGGTCGATCGGGGCCGCGCTGGCTCTGACTGCCGGATCGCAGACGCGCGAGCATTCGCGACGTGCGATGCCAATCCAGAGGCGGTGGCGCGCCTGTCAACCGAAGGAAAAGCAATGAAGAAGATCGTGCTCGACGGTCTGCAAGTCGATTTGTCGGACGCGGATGCCGTCAGCGCCGCGATCTCGAAGTTGCAGGCCCAGGTCGCTGACGCCGTAGCCGCGAAGGAAACCGCTGAAACCAAGGCTGTTGCCGATGCGGCAGCGGTCGTGGCGAAGGACACCGAAATCGCTGACCTCAAGCGCCAGCTCGCTGATGCGGCAATCACGCCCGCCAAGCTCGCCGACGCCGCCAAGGAATACGCCGACGTGCAAGCCAAGGCCAAGGCTGCTGGCGTGACGGTCGCTGCCGATGCCGACACTGCCGCGATCAAGAAGGCGGTCGTGGACGCGAAGATGGGCGAGGCCGCGAAGGCGTACACCGCCGACAACATCGCCATCGCGTTCGACGTGCTGACCAAGGGCGTTACCGTTGCCGACACGAAGGTGCATTCGATCGGTGCGCCGCTGGTCGCCGACACGGCAACGCTGCGCGACAAGGCGCGCATGGACTACATCAACGGCCTGAACGGCCAGAAGAAGGACGCTGCATAATGGCCGCTGTTCAGACCGCTTATGGCTCGCGCCTGCCCGCTCTCGCGCTGGGCATGATCGTCAACCAGGAACTGCACAACGCCACGTCGCGCGTGCTCGAGGACTCGACCGCGATCGGCTACGGCCGCGCGGTTTTTGCTGGCGCCGAAGATAACGGTGTGACCGCAACGCCCTCGGCGCTGTTCGAGGGCGTAACCATCAAGGATGTGACGGTCGTTGGCGACGCCGCTGACACGTTCGAGGAGGGCGCCACGCTGCCTCTCTGCCGGCTCGGCGTGATCGCAGTTCAGGCTTCCAAGGCCGTGGACAAGGGCGACCAGGCCTATGTGACCAGCGCGGGCGCGTGGACTGATGTGGCCACCGACAACACCGCGATCGTCGGCGCCACGTTCGACGGCACCACCAGCGCAGCCGGCCTTGTGCCGCTCCGCATCAAGTAAGGGGGCGAGCATGTACATGGACGCAAATCCGTTTCTGACCGATGCACAGGGCGCTCTCAGCTTCCTGTCGCAACAGGCGGCGTATGTCGAAACCGAGGTGTTCCGCACGAAGTACGAGGATATCCAGTATCCTCAGCTCGTGACGATCGACACTTCGGCGGGCGAGTTCTCGAAGGTCATCGAGTTCTATTCGATGGACGGCGTGGGCAAGGCCAAGTGGTTTAACCACCTGTCCAAGGATGTGCCGAACGCCGACGTCAATATGACGAAGTACACGCACGCTATCGAAATGGCAGCGATCGGCTATCGGTACACCACCGAGGAGCTGGGCTATGCTTCGCGTCTCGGTATCAGCCTGGACACGGAACGCGCCTCAATGGCTCGCCGCGCATACGAGGAGTTCATCGACGACATCGTGCGGGTCGGTGACACCGACAAGGGGATGACCGGGCTGTTCAACGACCCGAATGTCGATGACGCGCTGGTTGCGAACGATGGCACTGGTTCGACGCGCACTTGGGCAACCAAGACGCCAATCCAGATCCTTCGCGACGTCAACGAGGCGCTCACGGCGGTCTATGCCGGCTCGGGTCGTGTCGAGATGGCGAACACCATCCTGCTGCCCACCGCCGCGTTCACGCTGCTGGCGACCACGCCCATGTCGGCGGACAGCAACATGACGATCCTCGACTGGCTGATGCGCGGCAACGTGTACACGGCCACGACCGGTCAGCCCCTCACGATCCGCGCAGTCGGCGGCCTTGAGGATGCGGGTGCTTCGGGTGCGGGGCGCATGGTCGTCTATCGCAACACGCGCGACGTAGTGAAGCTGCATCTGCCGGTGCCGCTGCGCTTCCTCGAGCCGATGCGCTCGGGTCCGATGATCTACGAAGTGCCCGGCTACTTCAAAACTGGCGGCGTCGAAATCCGCCTGCCCGGCGCTGTTCGCTATCGTGATGGCATCGTCGCTTAACTGTTCGTCGCGGGGGTGAGGGAAGGGGCGGGCCAGCGCGGTTCGCCCCTTTTTGTTTGGAGAGAATAGATGGCCGATATCGAGTACATCGTCAGCAATCCACGCAAGACGCCGCGCACTATCTTTGTTGGCGCCACAACGTTTAAGTTGGCGCCGGGTGGCTCGCAGCCCATCACCATGTCGGACGGGCAAGCGGCTGACGAGCGCGCCGCCGGGATGACGGTAAAGCCGAACGTGCAGCCCGACACGCCGCAAGGTAAGGCTGACGACCTCCCCGGCCTGACCGGCAAGAGCAAGGCTGACTTGCTCGCCATCGCGGCCGACGAGGGCGTGGACGCCAACGACGACATGACGAACGCCGAGATCCGCGCGGCGATCGAGGCGGGCCGTGCCTGATTACGAGCTATACCGGGACAGCGCGGGCGTCGTTCGTGAGCGGCAGCGCGCAGCAACCGGCGGCGACGGCACAGCGAGCCTTGTCGAGCGCGACACGGACGGCAACCCGGTCCCGACGCACAAGGCGCACGCCTACACCTATGACAGCTCGGGCAACCTCCACACCGATACCGTGACCGATGGCGCGGATAGGTGGGTCCGCACGCTCGAATGGGGCAACGGCGTGCAGACTGGCGATAGCGGGTGGGTCAAGCAATGATCGTCGCCAAGAACGCCCCGTTTCGTCGCAACCTGAGCGTCAGCCCGATTATGGTTCCGGCGACCGACGAGCCGTCCTATGTCGCTGTGGGGCCGCTGCCGAATGGCGTGACGAGCTTCGGCGTGGTCAACTCGTATCCGGTCTATATCCGGCTGCTGGGCACGTCGATGGGCGACGAGACGCCGAACGACGCCGGCGAGGGGCTGGGCTGGCTGTTTCCGCCGGGGCATTTCGGCATCTACAGCACGCAGTTCCCGGCGGGCGTGTCGGCGATTGCGGTCGAGCGTCCCGGCTTCCCCATCCATGATGAGGAGGGCGCTTTGCTGTACCCGGAGGCCGCGCTTGAGTTGTTCTACGGGTCTGGCGCGTAATGGCGGTTCGTGCTCCCGGTTATGGACTGCCCGGCGCGAAGGGCGAGGCTGGCGCTACGGGGCCGCAGGGGGCCACTGGCGCGCAGGGCATGGCTGGACCCCAAGGGGCGACGGGACCGCAAGGCCCGGCAGGCGAGCGTGGTCCTCAAGGCGCAGCCGGCGCACAGGGGCCTGCTGGCCCGCAGGGCGCGACTGGTGCTGCCTCGACTGTCCCCGGCCCCCAAGGCCCTGCCGGCGCCAAAGGCGACACAGGCGCATCGAGTGCTACGCTGCTCGGCGCGGTCACACTGGCACAGACGGCTTTGGTATCCATCAGTGCAGGCGTGCGGCGTCTGTCCGTTACCGTACCGTCTGCATGGGGCGTCTCGCCGGGGCAAAACCTGCTGCTGTTCGCTGTGTCGCTGCCGAATGGCTCCTATGCCACGCACGACGTGATCGCGACGGCGGCGAACACGATCGAGGTAGGCGTTACCGCTCCGCTGCTGGCGATCGGCGCAGGCTATTCGATCAACGCCCGGCTTGTGAGGATCAACACCTGATGCCGTACATAATGCCCACCTATGAGCAGTTCGGCATTCGCTACCCGGCCCTTGCGGCCATTCCCGAGGCGAGGGTCGAATACTGGCTGACCGACGCGACGCGGTTCGTCAAAACGAGCTGGGCCGAGGGCGACTATCAGCCGGCTATCCTCGCCTATGCCGCGCACCAGATCTCGCTACAGGACAGCACGAGCGGCGGCGATGCAGTGCCGGCGGGCGTCACGTCGTTTCGCTCTGGTTCGTTCAGTCTGTCGCTGTCCGACGAAGCGGCTTCGATCGCAGCTCGAGGCGGCTATGGCGCTACCGAATATGGTCGCGAGTTTGAGGCGATGCTTCGCCGCAACGTCGGCGGGATGCGGCTTGCGATCGGCGTTCACGCGCCGGCAGGGTATGGTTGGGCGTGCTAGGCGGGGCCTATCGCAACATCGCCTTGGCGCTGTCCGCTCGCTACGGAGGGCCGTACCACGCGGCGACGGCATCGTGGCCGGGAACGCCTGTCATGGATGCGGGTGGTTCGATCGTCACGCCGGGCACGCCTGTAACATCGGACTGCTCGGCACAGGTCGATGCTGCCACGGAAGCCATGCGGCAGGCGGAAGGCTATGCGGAAGGCGACGCGCGCATTCTGGTGCTGGGGCTTGAGGCGCTCGACACCGATGCGCGGCTGACGATCGCCGCCGGCCCTCACGCGGGTACATGGACGCTGCAATCGGTCGAGCTGGACCCAATAGCCGTCGGATGGGTGTGTCGGGGCCGTCGTGCCGCTTAAGGGCCGCAAGCAGCACGTAGACCGGTTGCGGGCGTTGGCCGGCGGAACGATGGAGCGGCGCGTATCGCAAGCACTGTTCGCGGGTGCCGAGCGCATTGCAGTCGCGGCACAGATCAGCATCACGGCGGGCAGCGTTTCCGGCAGGGGCCATGTACCATCTGCCCCGGGCCAGCCCCCCAACCAGGACACTGGAGTTCTGGCAGGCAATATCGAAGCAACCCTGCCCGCGCCATTGCGAGCACAGGTGGCCTCAAGCGCCCCGTACAGTGCGCCGCTTGAGTTCGGCACCTCTCGCATGGCTGCGCGCCCCTTCATGGCCCCAGCGCGCGACCAGGAGCGTGCCGAGGTCGTGGCGCTGGTGACGAGGGCGGTAAACTCCGCCGTCAGATCATCGAAGCGTTAGCCCATGCCCCGCGTGTCCTTCACCGCCCGCTATCGGCACATCGAACGCGAACGCACGACGGTGTTTCGCGAAGGGTGGAACGGCAACGTCACTGCCGATATTGCCCGAGCGGCGAAGGAAGCCGGCGCATTGAAGGAGACGAAGCGTGGCCGGAAACCTGATCCGCGAAGTGCGACGGGCGACGCTGACGCATCTGGCGGCGAATGAGGGCCTTACCGCCCTTGTTCCGGCGACCTCAATCTATCCTTCAACGGTTCCGGCCAATCCCGCGTGGCCGTTCATCCGCTTCGATGCGCCCAACTCGCTGCCACTCGACGGGGCCTGCTATGCCGGCGCCGAGGTAACGTTCCTGCTGCACTGCTTCGCCAAGCCGCGCTACAGCGGCAGCGCCATGATCGAAACCGCCGAGGACTATGCGGCGCGCATCCTGTCGGCGATGCATCTGGCGGTGCATAACCATCGCGTTATTGTCTCGGGCACGTCGGCACAGCTTCGGGCCGTATCGTCGCGGCTGCTGATCGATGGGGCCGAGGCGGACGCCTATCACGGTATTCTCAACATGCGTGCGCGGGTGCTAGCAGCCTAAGCCCGATCGTGGCATAGCGAGGCATGGACGATGCGATGTTCCGCGCTTTCGCTATCGCTGGTTTGCGCACCGGCGACATAGACGAAGCGCAGATTGTCGCGGCGGCGGAATATGCTGACAGCAAGGGCGATGCCGACACGGCGCACCAGTTGCGGTGCCTGCTGATCCGCGCGGGCGAGCGCGATGTGGGCGAGGTCGAACGCGAGCAGGCCCGCAAGCGGCTCCACGTCATTGATGGCGGTAACGGGGCTTAGACCCTGCCCATAGGCTTCCGGCAATCTAGCCAGGAGCCTGCATAATGTCCGTGCCAGTCGAACCCGATTTCGCGATTGCCAAGATGGGGGATGGTGAGGACCCCGAAGTCTTCAGCATCATGTGCGCGTTGACGAACGTCGCGTTCAACCAGGCAGCGAACACGACCGATCGGTATCGGATCGACTGCACCAAGCCCGGCATCCCGCCCTCGCGCAAGGTATTCGTCACCGGCAAGCAGTGGGACGTGACTGCTTCTGGTGTGTTCAGCGTGGACGAAATCGACCGGTTCAACGCAGCGCTCGGCGTTCGCAAAAACTACGAGATCGAGTTTCGCCAGCGCGACGGCACAGACATGGGCATCCTTCTCGGAACCTACGAAGGCGCGGCGGTGATGACGGCGAATAACGTCACCGTAGGCGAGGAAGGCACGGCCGAAGTGACGCTCGCTGGCGAGGGTGAGGTCGTCTGGACCGTCGCCCCGTAATGGACGAAACCGCGATTACGCTCGATTTCGGGCGGGGCACCTATCGGTTCTGGCTGCCGATGCCGCGCATTATCGAGATCGAGCGCAATTGCGGTGATACGTCGATCGTCACTATCTACGAAAGCCTGAGCGACGGCATCGGGCTTGACCGCGAAACCGATGAGCCGCGCTTCCTCGGCACTGGCCCGGCGCGCATCTCGCATATCTCCGAAGTTATTCGCTGCGCTGCTATCGGCGGCGGGCAGGCCGAGATCGCCGGCGAGGTGGTCAAGGTCGGGCCGCTCGACGCGCAGCAGCTCGTGGCGGATTACGTGACCGGCAGGCCCTACACCGAGCACGCACCTGTTGCATGGGCGATCCTTCACGCCGCCATCATGGGCGTGAAGCTAGGCTCAAAAAAAAAGGCCGAAGCGGAAAGCGAGAGGCGTTCCGAAAAGGCAGCGTAATCGCGAATTGCGGCGTGCTGGGGCTTGAGTACGAATCCGCGTCGCTGTCTATGTACCTCGAAGCGTTGGAAGCGCATGGTGAGGCTGGCGAGCCATCCAAGCCCGAAGTATCAGACGAGTTCCGCGCGCAGTTTCAGCGTATCAAGGCTGCTGAGCGGGTTCATTAGGCTCGTTGCTTAGCCGCAGCGCGATATTCTCGCCATCGGCGCCCTGCTCAAGGAATGACGCCTCGTCTACCAATTGGAGATCGGCGCGCCCGCCGAGGAAGCCGGTTTTGACTTGGCAGCGAACGTAGCGGGTTTTCCCCGGTTGCACGCGGACCTCCACGCTCGACGTACGATTGGTCAGCACATAGTCGCCCGGCTCAACTGCGATCGTGGCGTACTTGCCGCGCCCTAGTTCGACCAGCTCGCGGCCCTCGTGTCGCACCGGGCATCCGATCGCCAAACCCCAAAGGCTTTTGCTGCGATAGACGACGATGGCGCTTTCTTCAGGAGCGGCTTGGCCGGGCAGCATGATCGCGATGGCGGCAAGAGCGCAGACGTGAACCGGCATTAGTGGTCGCATGGCCGAAGTCGATCCCGTCATTCTCGAATTGCGCGCGGAGCTTACGCGCTATCGCAACGAATTGCGAGCCACGACAACGATCGTTGATCGGTCGCTGCAACAGCAGGAGCGACGCGTCGTGTCGCTTGAGAGGCAATTCGCCCGATCCTCAGCGGAGATCGGCGGCAAGCTTCGGCTGCTGGCGGGTGCGTTCGCGGGAGCCTTTTCCGCGCAGCAGCTCACTGGCCTCGTGGATGGCTATACTCGCCTGCAAAACAGCTTGCGGGTCGCGGGACTTGAGGGCGAGAGCCTCGCCAGCGTTCAGGAGAATTTGCTCGGCCTTTCGTCGCGCTATGGCGTCAGCCTTGAGGCGCTGGCAGGGCTGTTCGGGAATGCCACGCAGGCCGGGCAGGAGCTTGGCGCATCGCAGTCGCAGATCCTTGGGTTGACCGAGGCCACTTCGCAGGCGTTGCTTATCACTGGCACGAGCGCAGTATCGGCATCGGGCGCTATTCTCGGCCTCAATCAAGCGCTGGCATCTGGCACGGTGCGTGCGGAAGAGTTCAACCAGATCAACGAGGGCGGCTTGCGTCCTCTATTGCAGGCCGCAGCCAATGCCGAGCGGTTTGGCGGGAGCGTCGCAAAGCTCCGTGCTGCCGTGCTCGACGGGAAGGTTTCGAGCCAAGAGTTTTTCACCGCTATCCTGAACGGCTCGGCGGCGTTGGAAGGTCAAGCAGCGAAGGCGACGCTTACGCTTTCCGGCGCATTCGAGGCGCTCAACAGCCGGCTCACTGTGTATGTAGGCCAGTCCGCTCAGGCGAACGGCGCATCGGCTGCGCTCGCGAACGGCATCAAACTGCTGGCAGACAACCTCGATCTTGTAGCGAATGCACTGGCGGTGATCGCGGCGGCTATCGTCGGCCGCTATGTCGCGGCGCTGGGCGCGGCAGCAGCCGGTCAGGTAGCCCTTGCCCGTTCCGCTGCCGGTGCAACGACGGCGCTTGGCACGATGGGCGCTGTTGCCGCAACGACGGGCAGGGCGTTGCTAGTAGCGTTTGGTGGGCCGGTGGGGCTGGCTATCACCGCCGTCACGATCGCGATCGGTTATGCGGCGACCCGAACGACCGAACTTGAGCGGGCGCAAGAATCGCTGACCCGCGCCACGGAAGCCGCTGCCGCCGTAGTGCGCCCCTATGCTGACGCTGTGGATCGGCTCGCGACGCTGCAAGGCAAAGCTCGCAACGCTGCGCTGGCAAATGCGCGGGCTTTGCGCGAGGAAGCTATTCAGGCGCGTGAGGCGGCACGCGCGGTTGCCGTTCTCGCGAAGGCTGAGGCGTTGCGTCTACAAGGGCAGGCCCGCCTAGCAGCCGAGCGCACGCGCGTAGCGGCGAACGATCCACGCTTGGCTCCCGGCATCGACAAACAGCGTATCGACCGAGAGTTCGCTGACGCGCGCGAAAGTTTTCGGCAGTCAGCCGACACGTTCAACGCAATCAATGCCGAGGTGCGCCGCCTCGACGCACAGCTTGCCGCTGGCGCACCCCCCGCTGTTTCCGGCGGCGAGGAAGCTGGCAAGAAAACGAAGACCCGCGCTGGCAAAAGCGCCGAGCAACTCGCAAACGAGGCGGCGCGCACCGAGGCGCAATTCCAGGACGAACTTGCCCGGTCGCGGGTGGAGTTGCTGCGCGCGCAAGCCGATCTAACCGGCGGCATTCAGGCACAATACGCGGCCACCATCGCCGCGATCGATGCTGATCGCGAAAGCTATCGCCGTCAGTTGCAGTTGGACGATCAGCTTACGCAGGCACAGCGTGACGAGCTTCTAGCCGCTCGCGATGCCGTGCTGGCGAAGCAGCGCCAGATTGCCGAGCAGGACTTGAACGCCGCCGAGGCGCAGCGCGCGGCGGAACTGGACCAGATCGCGCTCGACCTGCGCGCGCAGGAAGTGGCGTTGGCCGGAGAGTTTGTGGACAGCGCAAAGGGCCGCGCAGCCATCGAACTCGAGTTGCTCGATATTGCCGATCGCCAGCGCGAGATCGACCTTCAGCGCATCATCGAAACCGAGAAGGTCAACAGCGCACTGGCGCAGCGGGCGCAAGCGGAACTGGACGCATTACGAGCGTCGCGCGGGCAGCGTGAAGCCGCAGTGTTGGCGCGCAATGAAGGGCCGGCGGGTCGCTACATGCGCGAGCTTACGCGCAGCGCCGACGCCATCAACGAGGATATCGAGGCGATCTCGGTTCAGGCGCTCGACAAGCTCAACGATGGCCTTACCGAAGCGATCATGGGCACGAAATCGCTGGGCGACGTGTTCAAGGGCGTGGCAAACCAGATCATCGCCGACCTGATCCGCATCGCGGTACAGCAGCAGATCATTAAGCCGCTGGCAAACGCGTTGTTCGGCGGTGGTGGGGGAGGCGGCGGCGGTGGCGATTTATTTGCTGCGATCGGGTCGGCCATCGGCGGTCGCCAGTCTGGCGGGTACATGCCCCCCAATAGCGTGCGTCGCGTCAACGAGGGCCGGGGCAGCGGCGTGGAGTTGCTGCGCGTCGGCCCGCAGGGTGGCACTGTAATTCCGCTCGGGCAGGCGAACGCCGTTGCGAGGCCAGCGCAAGCCGCGCCGGCAGTCGTGCAGGTGGTAGTAGACGAAGGCGCATTGTTTCGCCCAACGATCCGGCAAGTGTCCGGCGACGTGTCGGTGCAGGTGGTGCGGCAGTCGGCGCCACAGATAGCCCGCGCTGGCGCTGATATTGCCATCACCGAGCAGGCAAAACTCAACCGCTACGGGTCCAAGTGACGGCGGTAAGGACGTGGGGCCTAGCAGCATAGCCTAGCCGCATGGCCCGCCGCTCCATCGTATTCCGCCTCGCGAGCGATCCAGTCTGTTATCTGTGGTCCGGGCATTTCGACTTGCCGGTGTCAGCGGATGCGCTTGATCCCGAAGGCGCGATCTACAAGGGCGCGGGCGAGTTGCTGTCCGTGCCCGCGCTCAAGCAGCTTATCAACGGCGCGGCCGATCGCCTCGATTTCGTCGTGTCGGGCGTGTCGGCCGAAACCATCCGCCTTGCCGGCGAGGACCGGGATAGCGTCAAGGGCGCGCTGGTGACCATCGGCTATGTCGAGTTTGACGCCGACTGGCAGATTGTCGGCCCGGCGTCGTGGGACTGGCGCGGCATCGCCGACACGCTGGCGACGTCCAATGAGCCGACTGACAACGGGCGCGAGCGGCAGATCATCCTTTCGGTGCGCTCGACCGATACGCGGCGATCGAACCCGGCGCCGGCCTATTACACCGATGCAGACCAGCGGAAGCGGTCGCCTACGGATGCGATTTTCAGCGAGGTCGCGGGCATATCGGTGGGCGTAACTCGCCGGTTCGGGCCACGATGACGGTCGCCGAATACATCGCGCACGCCACGACGCGGCGCTGGGAAGCCGGCATATGGGACTGCTGTTGCTTCCCGGCGGGCTGGGTGCTGGGCTGGGGCCTTGGCGACCCGATGGCCCGCTGGCGGGGGCGCTACAGCAGCGATGCGGAGGCGCTGGCCCTGATCGACGCGGCGGGCGGGCTTGAGGCGCTGTGGTTGCTCGGCATGGCCGACATAGGCTGCGCGCCGATTGGGGGTGAGCCGCAGGCGGGCGACGTGGCCGTGATTGCTTTGCCTGCTGCATACGCAGGCGATTGCATCGGGGCCATCTTCAACGGCAAACGGTGGGCGGCACTAGCGCACGGCGGGGTGGTGGTGGCCCGCGCCGAAGCACTGCGCGTGTGGAGGCGCCCGTAATGCCTCAAGCGCTCGCTCCCCTTATCATCAAGGCCGGTGCCGCGATCGGTGTGAAGATATCCGCTGCGTTGGCGTCGGTCATTGCGAGTACGGTCGTAGCGGTAGGTGTGCAGATCGGCACGAGCCTCGTGTTCGGAGGCCCACGCGGCACCGAACCGCAGGAAACCGAAACGTCGGTCAAGAACCCGATCCCGCCGCGCATCCGAGGCTATGGCCGCCGCCGCCTCTACGGCGCATCGCTGCTGTTCCGCACCGCGAGCGATGGCACTACGGTGGACGTGTGGGCCTTCCATGATGGGCGTATCGGTGGCGTGGTTGCAGTCTACCTGAACGACGACCTTGTGACCCTCTCGGGCAATATCGTGAACGCCGGGGCGGACAAGCGGTACCAGGGCGGCAACGTCAAGGCTGGCTACACGCTCGGCCTGCCCACCGAAACGGCGTTCGGGGCCGTCATCGCCAAGGTGCCCGATGTGTGGACGGTCGATCATCGCGGCGATGGCGTGGTGACGGGCTACCTTCTCAAGAACCCCGAGAAGGACAAGTATTTCCTCGAAACCTACCCGCAGGGCGACAACATCGACATGTCGCTGGTGATGGACCTCGCGCCGGTATTCGACTTCCGTGACGAGGCACAGGACGCCTATGATCCGGCAACATGGGTCCACAAGGACAACGCCGTCCTCGCGTTCCTGCATTACCTCATCACGCAGAGGGCGGTGGACTTCGACACGCAGATTTTGCCGCAGATCGCGCTATGGGAAGCCGCCGCCGACGATTGCGACGCTGCCGAGCCGCTTGATGCTGGCGGGACCGAGCCGCGCTACCGAACCGCCGTCGTCTATCGCGCGACCGAGCAGCCAGCCAACGTCATCGCCGAGCTGCTCAAGCCGTTCGATGGCTGGTACAGCTACAACGAGCGCGGCGAAATCCTGATCTACTCGGGGCGGTACTACGAGCCTACGGTCACGATCGGCGCCGATGAGATTGTCAGCTATCGCCACCAGGCATTTGTCGAAGACGAAAACGCCGTCAACGAGGTGACCATCACCTACGTGTCGGACCAGCACGACTACAACACCGTGGACGCACAGCCTTGGCGCGACGAAGCCGCTATCGCCGCCAGTGGCAGGGAGCCGTTGACCGCCTCGCTCGACGCGCAGACGCCTTCTCCCACGCAGGGCCGACGCCTTGCCAAGCGCAAGATGCTGCGCGCCAATGCCGCCCATCGGGGAGCATGTTCAACGACGTTCGCGGGCCGCACGATCATTGGGCAGCGTTACATTAACCTCGACCTGAGCGAGTCCGGCTTCTCCGGACCGGTCGAGATCATCTCGCTTGAGCGCAACACCGAAACCGGCGGCGTCAACTTCGAGTGGTTGTCGGTCGATGCCGATCCCGACGAATGGGTGCCCGGCGTCGATGATGGTGAGCCGCCGCCGCCTGTGGTCGATCCGGTGCTTGACGCACTGCCACAGCCCGTCATCAACGACATTACCGCGATCACCGATGAAGGCGACGTGGTGAACGGCTACCGGCTTGAGCTTGCCGTAACTGGCCCCGATCGCCCGGACCTGACATGGTTTGTGCGCCTCCTGATCGACGGCGCATATGGCCCGGCGCAGCAGTTCCAGGATACGGCGCCGGGGCCAAGCGTGCTGCTGGTGACTGACTCTGTACCGGCTAACACCCCGATCGGCGTCGAGGTATCCTACCGCACTGGCGATGGTCGCCCGTCGCCTTGGTCCGATACCGAAAGCATCACGATCGAGTCCGAGGTTGAGGACGTGACCTCGCTGCTCGATACCGACAAACTGCTGATCTCGCGGGACGGACTGAAATATATCGAGGCTCAGCTCACGGTCGAGTATTTCAAGGACAAGTTCGACCTTGAGTACCTTCAACTCGATCCTGCCGGGGCCTCGCAGACGGTGCTTGGTCCGGTCGTCGTGTCTGGCAACCTCGAAACCGGCGGGACGCTTGTCGCCGCCGGGACGGGCAGTTTCGGTGGCACACTCACGGTCACGACGGGCGGCGCGGCGATCACCGGAGACTCGTCGATTGCAGGCAATCTCGATGTGAGCGGCACGGTTAGCGCATCGGCCTATTCAGGCGGCGGCTTCCCGGCTTTCGGCGCAGCGGGGGCGGCTACAGGCGCGGACGTGACGGGCAGGGTGGTCCTGACCATCGGAGGCGCTTCCTACACCCTCGCCACGATATGACGGCGGTAAAGACACGCGTACCAGCACCATAGCGTGCTCGCGCGATGTATGTCCTTCCCACGCACCTCCTGAACCCCGACGACGTGACGGTTCGCGTTGATCGCAGGACGGTTTCGGGCGGCGTTGCATTGTCGGGCAGCGAGGACGCAATCGAGACTGACGGCGGCGGGCGCGTGGTTGTCACCTATGGCAACATGGCCGGGGATACGCCCGCGCTAGAGCGCCTGCTGAACGCATGGGACAGCTATTTGGCGGGGGGTGCGGTGGCTTGCCTCGTGCCGCTGGTCACGCTGCGCACCGCGCCTCGCCTGTGGATCGGCGGCAAGCCCAAGCCCGCACCCGATTTCGCCGGCAACGATCCGATTTTCCCGACGGCGGTAGGCTACCGCGTTCGCACTATCGAAGCCGAGACGGTGGGCGATGCCGCGTTGCGCGCGACGACGCTGACGATCCGCATGGTTCGCGGTTCCCCGGTCCTTGGCGGCGAATGGTTTTCGATCGGCGAGCGTGCGCACCGTGTCGAGCGCGTGCTGTCACGCGATGGACTCGATTACGAGTGCCGCATCAACCCGCCGCTGCGCGTCGCTGTCACTGATGGCGCGGCCGTCGAGTTCGAATGGCCGGTCGTCAAGGCGACGCTCGCGATCGGCGGCAGCCTCATCCCAACGCTGACCTACGGCCTCTACGGCGACGTGGGCGCAACCTTCGTGGAGGCACCATGACCCCGACGCGCGCCTATGATCTGTCGCAGTATATTAACGACGATTTCAAGTACGTGTTCGCCTTCATCGGGTTCGACATGACGGCGGCGACATTCTCGCTAGCCGTGGCGCTGTATCCCGGCGGACCTGTCCTGATCGACGCTGATGCGTTCGACTATTCGGTGCTTGAAGTCGCAACCGACGACGCTGGCTTTGCCATCAGCCAAGTCGAGGTGTTCGCGCCAAAGGCCACATTCCCGACCGTCTATGCGGACAACGCCGAAGACTACCCAACGGGGGCGCACGTCCCCCTCTACTACGACCTGAAGGTTTCGAGCCTGCCCGGCGACGTGGGCACCCCTGCCGAAACCACCCTGCTCTACGGCCAATTCATCCTGAAAGGCACAGTCAATGACTGACGCATTCCTCGATTTCGTCGGCCCCGGCGCTCGCCTTGCTGCGTTGCAGGCGGGGCGCGCCGAGGATGCGGTTGCCGATGCCGCCGCCGAGGTGGTGAACGCCGCCGCCGAAGTAGCCAAAGCCCAGGCATGGGCCAGCAGTCTCGGTATTCCCGATCCCGCAACGCCCACGCTCAAATCCGCTCGCGGCTATGCGATCGACGCGCAGGCCATCCTTGACGAGATCGAGGAAGGTTCTGACCCGCTTGTCGCTGCTCAGGTGCAGGCCGCTGCCGTATCCGCCGCCGTGGCACTGGTCGCAGCCGGTCCCAACTACGCCAGCACGGCAGCAGGACTAGCCGCGACCGACGAAGGCGATGCGTTCGCCGTGTTCGATGGCATCAACACGGTGACTATCTACCGCCACGATGCCGGGCCTGTGGCGACGGCGCTGCGATCGTTTCCGTTCGACCTCGTGTCGCGGCTTGCGGACCAGGAACAGCAGATCGCCAGCATCGTGTCGCCCACGGTCGCAGCGCTGCGGCTCGGACGCGAAAGCACCGCCGGCAATGCCGACGTGCAGGCGAAGGTCACGAGCTTTCAGCAGCCTATCGTGCACTCGCCATCGGTATCGGAGCGGTGGCGCGGCGTGGTGCGAGCAAACGGCCTGCACTTCCATATCCCGTATGACGCAACGACTGTCCTGGTTCACAACCCGGATACCGGCGAAGCGTGGCAGACGAACTTCGGGCTCGACCTCTCGGGCACGCAGAAGTGGCGCGATGCGGTCGTTGCCCGCAATGGCCTGATCTACTGCGTCCCGTATACGTCGCAATCGGTCCTCGTCATCGATCCGGTGGCGATGACAGCGACGCTCGACGTGATGGGCCTGCCTGCATCGGCATTGTCGGGCACGGCGAAGTGGGACGGCGGCTGTCTCGCCAATGATGGCCGCATTTACTGCGCGCCGTTCCAGTCCACGACGCTGCTAGTCATCGATCCGGCCAACAACACCGCGCAGACTTTCACCGCTGCGCAGCTAGGCATGGGTTCGACCGTGCTCAACGGCGGCACGAAATACAGCGGCATGGTTGCGGTGGGCGGGTTCGTCTACGCTACGCCATTCACGGCTGCCAACGTGCTGCGCGTCAACATCGCCACGATGGTCGCGACGCAGGAGACGTATAGCCTCACGCTGTCCGACAACAACAAATGGTCGCGGGCGATTGTCGTCGGCACGCTGATCTACTGCGTGCCCTTCACCGCCACCGACATTCTCGTCATCGACACGGTGGCATCGACTGGCACTCGGACGGCGATGGGTGCCACACTGACGGGCAGCAACAAGTGGCGCGCGATCGTGCGCGTCGGCCGCAAGCTGTACGGCATCCCCGGCGATGCAGGCGACTTCCTGCAAATCGATCTGGCCGACACGACCGGGAGCACCTTCGGCACGGCAACGCGGCAGACGTTCAACGTGTACGACGTCCGCACGCCGACGACTACTGGAACGCTGATTGAGCAGCTCAAATGGTCTGGCGCGGTCGTGCACAAGAACATCGTCTATGGGTGCCCCTGCGGGCTTAATCAGGCGGCGCAGGATATCCTGATCTTCGACCCTGCCGGCAATGCAGGTGCGGGACAGGCTTACCACACCGATCTGCGTGCGTTCCTGCCGACTGGCGTGAGCGGGGCGACAAAGTGGTTCGGCGGCGTCGCGCATCCGAACGGCTATGTCTACAGCATCCCGGCGACCGCGCAGGACTTCCTTATCATCCGCGACGTCGATGCGGCAAACGACAACCCCGTCGCGGTTCGCCATGCGCTCGGCGTCACGCTCGATGCCGTCAACCAGAAGTTTCAGGGCGGCGTCCTCGCGGGCGATATGTGCATCTACTCGTTCCCTCGCTCCGAGGAAACGCGGGTGCTGAAGATCGACCCGTATGATCTGACGGCATCGCCCTATGGCACGGCGATCCTGACCGATTGGGGCGGCGCACGCGATCGGGAAACCGGGCTGACGGGACAGCCGCTCGGCACTGGCGCTGTTGACGAGCAGAAGTGGCATTCGACCGTCGTCGGCATGGACGGCAAGATTTACGGCGTCCCGTACAACATCGACAAGGTGCTGATCCTCGACCCGAAGGCACCCGACGCCGACAAGCTCGAACTGACCAACTTCGGGCTCAACCTCTCGGGCATCGACAAATGGGTGGGCGGCTGCCTGCATCCGAACGGCAAGATTTACTGCGCGCCGCGCAGCGCCAACGACATGCTCATCATCGACACGAACCCGCTTTCGCCGACGTACAACCAGGCATGGCGCGAGACGTTCGGGCTCAACTTCAACACGCTAAGCAACGCGGGTCAGACGACGCTCAAATGGTCGTTCCCGCAGATCGGTGCCGACAGCCGCATCTACATGCTGCCGCGCACTGCTCGCAACGTGCTGGTCTTCGACCCGAGCGATACCAGCGTGCATCCGATGGGCCGCGTGACCTTCGAGACGTTCGGCCTCAACATGGACCCGTTCAGCACTCTCGCGGGCACCGGCTACACGATCGCGTCGAAGGCCGGCCCCGATGGGCGCATCTATGCCGCCAGCACCGGAGCGCCGCCCGCCGGGACGGGCAACTTCCTCATCATCGATACGATCCGCCACACTGCGACCTATGAGGAGTTCGGGCTGACGACGCCGCTACTGACGACCAACAAGGTTGCCGGCATCGTCCACACGCTCACGGGGCGGCTGATCTGCATTCCGCGCTCGGCGTCCTTCGCGATCATCCTGAAGCCCAAGGGCGTGCCCGCACTGCCGCCTGCTGCGGTGCTGGGACCGTATCTCAACAAGTGTTGAACCCCTCCGCACATCCTGTGCCGAGCCAAGGAGAGTAACAATGTCCCCGATCGATTTCGTGCCGCAGATGAGCGACGGGCAGGTAGGCCCGCCTCCCACGCCGACGCCATCGCCGACGCCAACCCCGAAGCCGCCCACGCGTCCTACCGGCGGCTGACGATGCTCAACCCGCAGTACGTATACTATCTGGCGATCGGCGCGGTCGTGCTGATGGAAGCAGGCTGCGGGTTGTTCGGGCGGCGCTGTTTCGGCCGCATGGCTTACGTGCTGGGGGCGGCCTTCGCTGCTTCCTACGCCGGCTATGCGATGGGCCAGTATCTGCCGGCGGTTCAGCTAGTTGTGCACATTGCCGGGTTCGCGCTCGGCATGGTCATTGCGCGCGGTCTGGCGGGTCACGTCATCGCCGGCATCTTCTTCCCCATGGTCACGGTGGACGCGCTGCGGCTTTGGGAACTGGTATCGCCCATGACGTGGTGGTGGGCGATCTACTACATGGCGATGGCGCAGCTCGTCGCCTTGGGGATGGGCGCAGAGTTTCACCCGCTTGGGCGCGCGATCCGCCGTCTGTCGGCGGAACTGCACGCGCGTTTCGAGCGGAGCATGGGATGGATCTGACCGGAAGCCACGGGGGCGTGGTGGCGGCTGCGGCAATGGCGTCGTGGGCTGCGGCAACGGCGTTCTGGATGGGCGTAGGCACCGTCATCTGGCGGCTGTTCTTCGAGCCCCGCATCAAGGCGCTGCAAGGCCAGCTAGAGGACGAACGCACGCGCTGCGACAAGGACGTGGAAGCGCTGCGCGATAGGATCAAGCAACTCGAATTGCTGCTGATGCTCCACGGCCCGCAATCGCTTCGCCAGCACATGCAGGCGGCATTGTCCGAGCACAGCATCGCCATGTCCGAACTCAAGGAGAACCGGGCAAATGACTGACGCAACCCCGCTACAGCGCCGTTTAGCGGCCCTTGGAGAGCCTATCGCCGTTGACGGGGTGTTCGGCCCCGCGACGATGGCAGCGGCCCTGAGGCGGCTTCCTGAGGCGGCTACGCGCTTCGACGCCGAGCCCTTCTATGCCGCCATCCGCAAGTCGCTGTTCGGCGGCACTATCAGCCCTAGCCAGTTCGAAGGCATAGAGGCGAAGCTCAAGGCGTTCGCCGGCCAACCGCTGGCCTATGTCGCATACATGCTGGCGACCTCCTATTGGGAGACGGCGCGCACGATGCAGCCGATCGCCGAGTTCGGGAAGGGCAAGGGGCGCAAGTATGGCGTATCGGGGCCGCACGGCGGGCAGGTGGCCTATGGCCGGGGCGACGTGCAACTGACGTGGCCCGACAACTACGCGCGCGCCGACAAAGAGCTGGGCCTGAACGGCAAGCTGATCGGCAACTACGACAACGCGCTCGACCCCGACATATCGGCAGCGATCATGCTGCGCGGCATGACGGAAGGCTGGTTCACCGGGAAGAAGCTGTCCGATTATCTGCCGGCTGCTGGCCCTGCCACGGAAGGCGGTTTCACCCCGGCGCGGCGCATTATCAACGGCACCGACAAGCAGCATGAGATCGCGGGCATCGCGCTCAAGTGGCAGACGGCTTTGCAGGCGGGGGGCTGGGCATGACTGAGGAACGCAGCACCTTCCGGCATAGCGTCGGCGCACTGGCGATCGGCGGCGGGTTCGCGTGCCTGGTCCCGCTGTATTTCGTGCCGATCCCCGAGGGCAATAAAGAGGCGCTGTTGCTGGCGATCGGCATCGTGCTGGGCTGGGGCGGGGCAATCATCAATGGCGAGTGGGGCTCATCCCCGGCGGGGCGGGCAGCAGCCTCGATCGGGCTGCGTGCACCGGATGCGCCCACCGGCAAGCCCGACGATCCTATCGCCACGAAGGAAGCGCAGCCATGATCGGGCTCGGCAACATCATCGACACGGCGCGCGCGAACATCTGGCCCATCGCCTTCGCGGTGCTGGCACTGTTCGCGGCTGTCTCGTTCGTGGGCTGGCAGCGCGAAAGTGCGAACGCCGAGGAACTGCGTATCGACCTCCGCCTTGCCGAAGCGGAAGCCGACGCAGCCGAGCGCCGCACGATGGTCCTCGAAAAGGCCGCTGCCGAACGTGCGATGGACACCAGCGATATTCGCGACCTTGAGGAAGGACTATCCGATGCGATCGACAAGGCTGCTGCCCGCGAACCCGTTGCGCCTGTTGGTGCTGCTACCCGCGCTTTGGGCTGCGAGCGCCTGCGACGAGCGGGGCAAACTACCTCCGCCCGCTATCGCGCTCAGTGCGGCTGACGTGGCCGAGGCGAACAAGGCCAAGCCGCGTCCGACTGACGACGTGCTGGCCGATGCCGGCAGCGCCCGCTACAGCGCCGAGCTAGAGCTGTGGGGCGAGACTGTCTCGCGTGCATGGGGGCGCATCTGCCGCACGCTGGCGGGGCAGGGCGTCACCATAGAATGCCGATAGCGGCGACCAGCATCAGCGCCACGATCGCCGCTGCCTCGACCTCAAGCCGGGTTGGCTTGCGCACGCTCGACCGCCCGCCGGCATAGCTCGTCGCGAGCGAGGATCGCCATTGCGTCCTCTTGGCCGGGAGGCTGGGCGTAGGCTTTGCCGCGCAGGTATTCGACGGATTCGCTGCGCATGTGGAACGCCCACATCGCCTTGTCGTGTTCGGTCATGCTGTCCTCCTGATTCGGGAGGACGTTGGCATGAGGGTGGGGTTGTAGGAAAGTGGGGCGGCTTATCCGGAGTTTCACCGGCCCGGGACAACCGTGGATGGGCTTTCGCTCAACCGTAGATGAAACCGTTCTTCTCGGGTCACCGCCCCATGCTGCGCTTGCTGGCCTTATCGCGCGATTGGCCAGGTTGCATTCGGGATTTAGGCTTGGACCCTAGCAGCATCATTCCCATACCACGCGACTCGCGCTCGTTCCACTGTTTTTGTTGCGGTCAAGGATAGAATGGGGTAAGGCGGTGGGGCTGCGGCGGCGTGGATGGACACGCAGAGAGCGACAAGGAAACCGCTCGAATGGCTCAGCCGAACTTCCGGTCGGCCGGCTATACGTCGATACACTGAGCAGCCGGTATCAAGCCCGGCCCGCAGTCTCACCCTGTTAGCCCGCGCTCCTGCATCACCTCGCCAAGGTCGTCCTTCGCATAGCTGGTAGCAGCCGCATATCGCTGGCGCAGTTCGTCATCGGATAGCTGGCGCAGCGCGTGCATGTGCTTGCCATGCTCCTCGATATTGACGCGGCGGATGCGAACGACACGATCCTCGCTCATGCAGCTTGGCCCCTCAAGGCTTGGCGAGCGCCTTCAACGGCGGCTTCTAGCTGAGCGGTAAGCATGTCATAATTCGAGGCATCGTCATAAGCGTCAACAACGGCCTCGACCGCCTCCCGATACCGCTTGAGCGTGTCGGCGGCTTCTCCGCACGCTTCGTTGGCCCCCATCGTGATGCGTTCGCTCAACTGCCGCAACCGGCGCTCCAGTTCCTCGCTCATACGTCGCCCCCGCTAGCCGATGCCGCGCCGCTGCATTTCGTCCCGATAAGCGCGCTTAACCCCAGCCTTCGCAGACGCCTCCCGCTCGCGCAGATCATCGCACGGCAATTCCGCCAGCCATTTCCGAGGCAGGCCATAGAAGCAGCCGTCGCCGCCATCCAGCAGGCCTTTCAGATTGTGCGTGCTCATACGTCGTCCCCACCTTCAAGCGGGAACACGACGGCCTTCTCGGGCGGCTCAGCATAGAGGTTTGCCGGAGCGACTGGCCTAGTCCATTTGTCCGGATGTGCCGGCGTGCGTTTGGCGTGATACATTTTATAGACGCCGTCTTTGAATTCCGCGTATGCAAAGCCGTTGTTTTCCGGTTTCGCCACAATCATGTAGTGTGTCGGCTCGTCTGCATTGAGATATGGAAAACCATAGGCGCCGTCGAACATGACGGGGTGCGTCCAGAACGACCCGCACCAGCAGAAATTAGTGGCCCGTCTTCCGCCGCTCGGATGCTCGGCATCCGGCGTCCAAAGGTCTATGATCGTACCATCCTTCGGCGCGTCTGCGATAGGCAACCATTCGTTGTAGATGATGCTCATACGTCGTCCCTTCGTGCACGGATAGCGGTGGCGATCATAGCACGGAAGATCGCGACAACATCCTGTCGAACTTCGCCGAAGCACTCCCAGTCGCCCGCCTCCACCATTTCCGGCGTGATGTTGTCGGCCAGTGCCTTGAGGGCGGCTCGGGCTAGGTCAGCATCCTCGACACTACCGTCCTCTGCCATCCATGCTGGTAGCAAGTCCTGAATGGCTTTGCTGACCGCCTCAATCGGGTTCATCGTACACCTTCCTTGGATGCGAGAGCGCGGAGGGCTGCTGCACATAGGGCTAGGGCAGGGGTGGCGGCAGTAGCGATGCCATCCGGTGTCCATCCGTCAACGTCGCCCACGAGGCATTGCCATGCCCCGCCTTGCGCCTCGTGGTCGTGCGAAAGGTCGAACGACGGGCGATCCCCGCACAGCGACATCGCGGCGTCCAAACTGGCCGTGTATGGAGGGATATGCTGCCGGTACAGCCGCTTCCCATCACGATACCAGAATTCTTCTCGCATCCATGTCAATTTATGCTGCCAGCCAAACGTTTCGACAATTTGAATTTCCAACCCCCGATCCGGCCCGCTCGCAGCCTCTACCCTCTCTGCCAGCCTCAACAGGGTGTTTGGGTCAGTCATGGGAGATGCCTCCGCCACTTGTTCTTGCCAGTGCGCGTTTCCAACGTGACCGTGCCCTCCTGCGAATACAGCTCGGCATAGTGAGACATTTCGGACAGCATAAAGCGCTTATCGTGGCAGACGCCGCCAGCGACCTGATAGCCGTCCTGCAAGATGCGCCACCGCCATTCGAACGGTCGATCTACAGCCTCAGTCATGCCCCCTCCCTCTCTGCGTCTGACTGTAGGAGGCGAGCGCGGACTCGTTCGCCGAGAGGGGTGAGCACTTGGCCGAGAATATGCACGTTTCGGCCAAAGGCGACATCCGGCGCTAGATCGGCCCACGTCATTTCGCAGCCATTGAGGCTTACGATGGTGTGTGTAAGCCCACGACGAAGCGACCAGTTCGCAGTGACGCCGTGCCTTGGGGCATAGGGGCGCTCGGCCTCGGCTACGGCGGTAAGATACGCCTTTTGCGGCTTTGTCAGGCCCGACGCTGTTTTCTCCACGATCGCATCAATCTCATTAGCCATTGTTAGATGCTCCTGAGGGGGTGAGGGCGGCGATCTCGTCGTCGGATAGGTCAACGCAGCGCCGAAAGCTGACCTCCATCTCGCCTGTCTCAAGTTCGCTCAGTGCCTGCGCGGCGCCTTCGGGTGAATTGACATCACAGGGCAGACCAAAAATCTTGTTGCATGGCCCGCGCACCTTTCGCTCCAAATCGGCGATCGTGTAGAGGTACGTACGCTGTGCATTGAATGGCTTGGTCAGGATCACGAACCGGTCGTTGCGAGCCATGATTGTGTATCGCTGGCGCTCTTCCCGGAACTTGATCTTAAGGCGTCCATCATCACCCAT